TGATGCTGATGATGATGGTGATGCTGATGCTGATGGTGATGATGATGGTGATGCTGATGATGATGGTGATAATTACAAAGTCAAAAAAGGTTCTCCATCAAAAAGAAATTTTATCCGCGAGGCGAAAGAAAATACAGCATATTATTGTGGAAAGCTAGGTGAAGATAAATGTAAAAAAACTCAAGGGTGTTGGCCGTCTAAAGGCGGGTGTATTGGAAATCCTAAAGTTGATTGGAATAGGGAATATAGAAAAAGATATGAGAAAAAGGATAATAAGAAGAAAAAATAAATAACTTTCTATAAATATATTTATTTTTAAATAACTCTTAAAAAATACTCGGTTTATAATATAATGAGTATTGATAATGATACAATTGCCCAACCGATTATAGATAAAATGTTTCAAGATAAACCTCATTTATTTGTTGAGCATCATTTAACATCCTATAATGATTTTTTCAAAACAGGTATGAAAAGAATTATGAAAGAAAAAAATCCAATACGGATTTTGAAAGAGCAGGATGAAAAAACGAAAGACTTCAAATATAGATGCAATTTATACCTTGGTGGAAAAAATGGTGATCGAGTATATTTAGGTAAGCCGGTTATATCAGATGATAATAATCCACACTATATGTTTCCGAATGAGGCTAGATTGAGAAATATGACATATGCCGTTTCGGTTCATTATGATGTAGAGGTTGATTTTTTTATTGCAGGTGAAGAACCAATACAATTAGACGAAAAAGACAGAAAAACTCCGGAGGAAGAAATACCAACAAAAACGATAGTGCTAGAAAAAATTTATATGGGCAGATTTCCAATTATGTTAAAATCAGATCTATGTATTTTAAGTGGGTTAGATTCAAAGGTGGCTTTTGAGATGGGTGAATGTAAAAATGACCATGGTGGCTATTTTATAATAGATGGTAAAGAAAAATGTGTTGTGCCGCAAGAAAAGTTTGCCGATAATATGTTGTATGTACGCGAAAAAGTAAATGAATTATATGGGGCAGCAGCGGACATAAGATGTGCGGCGGAAGATACTTCTAAACCAGTGAGAACATTGTCGGTGAGAATGGTATTACCCTCTTCTACCTATTCAAACAATCAAATTGTGGTGGTGATTCCTAATGTTAGAAAGCCGATACCACTTTTTATTTTAATGCGTGCATTAGGTGTAGAAAGTGATAAAGATATTATAGAACATTGTTTGTTAGATCTCGAAAAAAATAAAACATATATTGATTTGTTTATACCATCTGTGCATGACGCGAACCTTTTTTTTACCCAAGATACGGCGCTTAAATTCATAGCGACCTTTACCAAAGGAAAAACGATTCCGCATGCCCTAGAAATTTTAACCGATTATTTATTACCTAATATTGGTGAGATGAATTTTAAAGATAAAGCATATTTTATTGGATATATGGTGTTCGAATTACTAAAAGTGCATAAAAAAATAAAGAAAACAACAGATCGTGATAGCTTTCGGTATAAACGTGTGGAGTTAACCGGTAGTTTATTATCTGATTTATTTAAAGAATATTACTCGCTACAAATGAAAAATATCTTTAAGAAGATAGATAAAGAGTATTATTATAAAGAAGGTATATATCAAGAAAATTTTTATAATTTGATAGAATTAAATGTGAAAGAATTTTTTGCAGAAAGGGTGGTAGATACTGGTATACGCAAAGCATTTAAAGGTAATTGGGGTGCCGAAGCACATACCAAAAGGCTCGGTGTAGTACAAGATTTAAATCGATTGAGCTACAATTCGGCCTTGGCGCAGTTACGAAAAGTGAATTTATCAATTGATGCGAGTGCAAAGATTACGGGACCCTTGCTTCTTCATTCATCACAATGGGGTATGATAGATCCGGTGGATACGCCAGATGGTGGTAATGTTGGATTGCACAAGCACATGAGTATGGCAGCACATATTACAAGTGGATTTTCATCACAACCAATAATTCTTTGGTTAAGAAAAAAGGCCAATATGAGTTTATTGACGGAAGCGACACCTTATTATATTTCGTCTATGTGTAAGGTTATGGTGAATGGCAGTTGGGTGGGGTGCGTGGAAAAACCAAGTGAGATAGAACAAAAAATAAAATTATACCGAAGGGTGGGCTTACTACCAATATATATGAGTGTTTTTTGGAATATAATAGAAAACACATTATTTATTTATACAGATGGTGGCAGATTAACACGTCCCATATATTATATAGACGAAGGTCGACCAAGTTATGCGCGTCAAAATATATTAGATTTAATTTTGGCGAATAAATTTACGTGGCATAAACTCTTGAATGGATTTTCAAATAAGCGTGCTTCAGGTAAAGAAGAATTAAACAAATCACAGGTATATGATTCCGTGAGTGAACTATATGGTACCTCTAGTATAACGTCATTAAAAGAAACTATGTCAGTAATAGAATATATTGACAATGCCGAAAGTGAAGGAGCTCTTATCGCAATGCATCAAAACAAATTAGGTTCAAAACCCTTCACGCATATTGAGATTCATCCTTCTTTAATCTTAGGTGTTATGGGTAATCAAGTCGTGTTTCCTGAAAATAATCAGTTGCCCCGCGATTTGTTTGCGTGTGGTCAAATGAAACAAGCAGTTTCATTATATCATTCGAATTATCAAAATAGGATAGATAAAATGGGTGTGGTGTTAAATACGGGACAAATACCCTTAGTTAAAAGTCGATATTTAAATAAGATCAGTAAAGAGGAACATCCGTATGGTGTGAATGTGGTCGTTGCTATTATGTGTTATGGTGGTTATAATGTCGAAGATGCTATCTTATTTAACGGGGGTTCATTAGACCGCGGTATCTTTAGAACGACATACTATAATATGTATGAAAGTTATGAGGAAAGTTCCAAAGTAGCGAATACTACCATAGATAGTAAATTTGCGAATATTGAGAACGAAAACGTGATTGGGTTGAAACCAGGTTTCGACTATGGTGATTTAGATCAATATGGATTAGTAAAGGAAAATACAATATTAGATGATAAAAAGGTGTTGATTGGTAAAATGACCACGAATTTGGATGATCCTGATAGTCCTTTGGATGCTTCGGTCTTTCCAAAGAAAGGGCAGCTGGGGTATGTCGATAAATCATTTATAACCGATAATGACGAAGGATTTAGAATAGCTAAAGTAAGAGTAAGACATGAACGGGTACCTGCAATTGGTGATAAATTTTGTTCGCGTTGTGGGCAAAAAGGGACAATTGGTTTGGTGATACCCGAAGCGAATATGCCTTTTACTGATGATGGTATTCGTCCCGATATTATAGTTAATCCACACGCCCTCCCGTCTAGAATGACCATTGGACAATTAGTGGAAACCTTAATGGGGAAAGCGTGTTGTATGTATGGTGGATATGGTGATTGTACCGCTTTTATGAATAAAGGTTCCAAGCATGCTGAATTTGGCGAGATGTTAAAAATGCAAGGGTTTCATTCTAGTGGTAATCAAGTTTTATATAATGGTGAGACGGGAGAACAAATGGAATCCAATATTTTCATTGGTCCGACCTATTATATGCGGTTGAAACATATGGTAAAAGATAAAATTAATTATAGAGCACGTGGTCCCAGAACAGCTTTAACGCGCCAAACGGTGCAAGGGAGAGCAAATGATGGAGGGTTGCGTGTGGGGGAAATGGAACGCGATGGTATTGTTGGTCATGGTGCGGCGGCATTTTTGAAGGAATCTATGTTAGTACGCGGCGATGAATATTATTTGGCAATCTGTAATGTTAGTGGTATGATAGCGATCTATAATGATGCTCATAATTTATTTTTAAGTCCACAAGCAGATGGTCCAATACAATTTAAGAATAATATAGAGAATAATATGCAAGTAGAAAATATCAGTAAATATGGGAGGTCATTTAGCATATTGCGTGTGCCGTATGCCTTTAAATTATTGATGCAAGAGCTACAAAGTATGAATATACAAATGAGAATAATAACGGACGATAACATTGACCAGTTGGCAAATATGTCATATTCAAATAATATGTTTGAATTATCGGGTAAGGGCACCTCGACTGGTAAAATAGTTAGTAAAGTTCCGAAAAAAGAAACAAAAAATCCTCCCGATATTTTATTCAAAACACCAGAGATCGGTGCCCAAGAATCGGCGATCGGTGCCCAAGAATCGGCGATCGGTGCCCAAGAATCGGCAATTGGTGCTATCACCCTCGATCAAACTTTACAGGAAAACAAAGATATTTACAAACCAGAATTAGGAGGATGGTATAAAATTACTGAAGGAAACTGGGGTTCTCTTATATTGAATGTAGATGGTAGAGAGACGGACACTTGGGATGAAGCGTCAATTGGACGTCCACCGGATGATTATCCCAATGGATGGGATACCAGCGAAGCAGTATATAAAAGTGGTAATAAAATACCAAACGGATTAATTGTTCGAGAGCTAAGAAAAAATGTTGTTCCTAATAACTGGAGTATTGTGATAAAGAAGTTAATAGATGAAGGTGAGAAACTTCCTGTCATGACACAACCTTTAATGACACAATCGGTTATGCAAACTCCAGACATGCAACAAACTATCATGCAACCAGTACGGCAAACACCAGGCATGCAATCAGCGGTCATGCAACCAGGCATGCAATCAGCGGTCATGCAATCAGGCATGCAACCAGCGGTCATGCAACCAGGCATGCAATCACCGGTCATGCAACCAGGCATGCAATCAGCGGTCATGCAACCAGGCATGCAATCACCGGTCATGCAACCAGTACTGCAAACACCCTCAGTTATGCAGCAACCAGCACTGCAATCACCAGCACAGCAATCACCAGCACAGCAATCACCAGCACAGCAATCACCAGCACAGCAATCATCCGTATCCCAAGAAGAAGCACATACCAAGGAGCAAAGTATGACGGAGACCGCTGAGCCCCAGATTGTGTGGAGCAATGAAAAAACAGAAGATGAAAAAACAGAAGATGAAAAAAAAATAGAAAAAGCATTAGAAAATTTAAAAGAGAAAGAAGAGCCTATGTTAGAAGTTAAAGAAGAAAAACAGGCGGAAAAAGATGACAAAGAAAAACAGGAGGAAAAAGATACAACAGAAAAGAAAAATGTAAATATTAAATTGTAAAAATTGAAATGAGTTAAATAATAATAACTAGTAATAGATAGATATGTCACAAAGTGAAAAGATTATAGAAGTTTTTAAGGCAAGGACAAATATTCTCAAACAATTAAAAACGCAAGGCTACAATGTAGAAGATTATGAGGGCTCTAATATTTCAGAAGTGAATAGTATGTTTATAGAGAAGCAACTAGACATGTTGGTCACCAATCCCAAAACACAGCAAAGAACCTATGTAAAGTATCATTTAGAAAGTGGTAAATCAAAAAGTTTAAGAAACAATCATATTCAGGATTGTATTGATGATTTATTTAATGAAGATATTTTAGAGAAAAAGGATAATATAATTATTATTATAAAAGATGAACCGAATGAGTCATTGATCAAATCAGTTAAAAATATTTGGGAGCAACAAGGTGTATTTGTTATACTATATTATATCAAGCGATTGCAATTTAATTTACTAGAACATGAGCTGGTACCTAGGCATACAATACTAAGTCATTCCGAAGTTAAAGAATTTAAGGAAAAGTTCAACATTAAAGATGACAAACAAATGCCAGATATATCAAGATTTAGTCCGGTAGCTTTAGCAATTGGATTGCGACCTGGTGATATATGTAAAATAGAAAGACCTAGTAAAACTTCGATTAAAACCTTGTTTTATAGAATATGTTCTTAATATATAATACTAATGGGGTACATATTTAAAAACATTATTGAGGGTTATGAAGATAAAAAACAACATACGGCAGTAGATTGTGAAAAAACAATAGCGACGGATTCAAAAGAATACAAAGCCTCTGTTGATAATTTAAGTAAAGATTATCTAGATGAGGTACAAAAATATACAAATGAGTATTCTAGAAATAAATTAGAAAAATTTGCAAAAGATTATTTTACGGGTGATTTTTTTCCAGATGATGATGAATTAAATATTGATCCTATTGTTAATAGCGAAGAAGGTAATGGCAATGAATCTGAAAATTTATTGCTGGCTAATATTGTGAAACAGAATAGAAGATTATTCAAAAAAAGTCAAGTAATAGCCGATAAAAATAAGAATTCGAACAAAGCAATGAAAGGTTTATACAACTCAAATAAAGAGACTGCAAGTGTGATATGGAATAGATTATTACAAAAAGATTATAGTAGTGTCGAAAATTTGGGAGAGATTGAAAATAATTTGTTTACCATCAAAACACAATTATCAAAGATAAATGAAGATATAGAAAAGGATGTGAATTCACTGCAATATTGTGGGTCATCGGTAAATAATGAAATAGATGAATTACAAAAAGAAAATAAAAAAATAGAAAGAAAAATAAATGCATTAAGTGGAAAAAATGAAGGTGCGGTGGGTAAGGTATTTGATGCGAAACTAATATATAATCAATATTATTTAGGAAATTGTATAATATCTATTTTAATAGCATATGTATTGTATAAATACCTTTCCATATACGTAACTGATAAAATCCCTGAAAATATAAAAAATATGATGCCTATTTCATACGTAAAAAGATATAAATAACATAGCATAACATAGCATAGCATAACATAACATAGCATAACATAACATAGCATAACATAGCATAACATAACATATAGCATAACATAACATAGCACAAAATAAAACTTATAAATAAATAAAAATTTTATTTTATTTATTTACAAATTGCGGATAAATAAGATGTTATAAATACATTTTCTAATATAATTGTATATAGATTAATGGGTGATGATCAAAAATATATTATAAGTATAAATGATGAATTTACAGATCTAAAAAAAACATATATTCAAAAAAAAAATAATTTAGTAAATGCGAAAATGAAATATATCGAATACATACAAAGTGTAAATGAACAAGAGAGTGAATATATAAATACAATAGTAATTAATAAAGATTCCGGCAAAGGTGTAACTTTGTATAATCCATCGGATATGACATTATTAGAAGAGGTCAAAAATTATCTATCCAATAATACAGATGAGAAAAGTAAAATATATGCCATGACAGTTATAGCGGTATATTATACTATTTCCAATAATGATTGGGGAGATGCTGAGAATATCGTACCAATAAAAGAATGGTATGATGAGAATTATGATAAAACCTATAATTTGCCGCATCCAAATAACGAACAAAAAACATTTAAAACAGAGGATGATGAAGATTATAAATTATCAGAGGGACCTTATTATAGTGAGGATTGTATCGATGATGAAACGCAAAAAGGTATCTGCAGTTTAAAAAAAGCCAAAGAAAAATGTGCTGAATATGGTGCCCATATATGTAGCAAATGGCAAATAAATTCGACTGCTAAAAAAAAAAATTTTAATGATATATTTAATAACTATGACAAAGATGGTTGGCTACACACAAAAAAAAATACATATGTCATTGGTAATATTACTAATAAACAAAAAAAAGGCGCAAATGTAGCTATTGCAGCAGCATTGGCTCTTGCACAAAATGATAAAAGTAAAATGGATAGTATTAGTGAAACAGCATTAGACTTAGTTAATAATCCGTCATTAAATATAACAAAAAAAGATGCTGACCCTGAGAGTGATACAAGCGGCGTATTTTGTTGTAAAAAAAAAAAATGTGAGAATGAAGCTACACAGAAAGGCATCTGGGTCAGAGATGGAGATAATTTTAATCAAACAGAATTTAAAGATTATCCAAAATGTAATAATCTTAATTTCATAGTACCTGATTTTTTTTCCGATGATTTATTTCGAAACGCTGATTCATATACAAAAAGACAACCCGAATTATGGGATGTAATAGACAATAAATATTATACAGAAATGTATTTTGTGAATAGATTTGGGTATAAACATAAAATTAATACGGATAATATAGTTAAAAATATAGAAGATTCTGATAAAAATGAAGAAATTTTTAATAAAAATATGAAAGAGTTTGATAAAATCGGGGGTAAATACGTTAATTTTCCCAAAGTATATTTATCAAAAGATGAAATAGACGAGATCAAAAGTGGTATTGATATAAATGATGATTCTATTGGTGTAGAAAATGTCGGAAACAATATACGTTTTGATAATCAAATAGCGTGGGTTGATGTGGAAGGAAATAAAAATATATATGCCAGTGATAATATATTTAAGAATAGGAATAAAATAAGTTGTCCGACTAAGATAGTCGATGTGACAGGTACAACATGGGAGTCGATACCAGTTAAGAACACCATATCCTCTAAAGAATATAATTGTCAGTATATAGATAATACATTATATAAGAATGTGATGGAAGCTTATGATGACTTAAAAAAATATGTAGATGATGTTGAAAATCATATGAAAAAAATAACAGAGGTAGATACGGAAGTGAGAAATAAATTAATAAATATACAAAAAATTATTAGAAAGGATATGACACAAATAAATAACGATATCAACGAAACAGATCGATTAAAAATGTTAAAAGATTCCTCAAAAGGCAGACTGCAAGAATCAAAATTAACAAAAGATTCAAATAAGTTGCAATTGCAAGTTTGGTTATTTATCAGTTTATTGTTGTTGATATTTGCTCTTAATAATATAAGAGGTGAGATGGTAGTTAGTAAATTTAATATATTTATGTTATTTGTATGCGTCATAATATTGTTTATTATTGCGAGAAAATTGTATGTTTCTAAAATAATTTAACAAATTTAAGTAAAGAAATTTAAGTAAAGAAATTTAAGTAAAGAAATTTAAGTAAAGAAATTTAATTAAAGAAATTTAATTTAATATCAAACATATATAAGTATAATTAAATATGGGTGATGAAGAAGATACAAAAACTTCAAAAAATTTACTAATACAAAGATATATAGATGAATATAAAGAAAAAGAAGAGGAATATGATAAAGCGAATGAAGATTATAAACAAAAAATAAACCAAGCTATCGAAAAAATAAATAGTGAAGATGAAAATAAAAGAGATAAAAAAAAAGTGCCAAACTTAATAAATGAATCTAACGTGAAATTAAGTGGCATATTAGACGAATTAGATGAAATATCTCAAAAAATAAAAAATATGCAATCATATCGTGACAGCCATATGATGAGCGAGACCCGAAATTATTTAGATTATGATAAAAAAACTTTAAAAAAACTCAAAAAACTCAAAAACGAAGAAACAATATCAAGTCATGATAAAGAGCAAATTGAAAAAAATATTAATAATTTAATTACGCAAAGAAATTTTTTTAAACGTGAAGTTGACAACTATAATAAATCTATTAATAATTATTCTACAAAAGTTATTGAAAGACGGGCAAGTGAGTTACATATAGCGGTTTATTTTATTATATTTATTGGTATATTGTGCCTGATAGCAAAGGTGCAATTAACCGAAAATGTTGGAACTATTGAAAAGTTTATATTAATTATAGGCGTATCAATATTATTATATCATTTAATAGAATACTATTATTAAAACCATTTATGTAATATTTAGCAATCATTATATTTATCTTTATAGAATATATATATATAATGAAATATAAGATCAATAAATTATATGACATCGATAATAATCTGAATGACGTTGTTAATGCAGGTATTAATGTTAAAACAAAGATGATAACTGAATGTAAAGAAAGAATCCAAAATAACTGGATTAATAAGTTAGACGATCGTAGTAATGATGATAAAGCAGAAATAATAGATAAATTTTTAAATTCAGATACAGGGCGTGAAGAAAAATATCAATTTATAGCAAATTTATATGGTTGGAATCCCTTATATGCGCAAAGTACACAACAAGAAAATGCGGCGGCAGCACTTTCAAAACTAGGTTTACCAAACCCCTTTGTATCAACATCCAGTAGTGATAATAAAGAATTTATGTATGACTCTTGTTTAACCGATGATAAGCGTAGTGGCTGGAGTAATATCACAAAATGGATGGATGAGCAAACAGGTCCGATACCCTCTGGCTTAGATGTACCGGTCAACAAAGATGTGAAAAGGTGTCCCTGTTTTGATTGTTTAACATCTTCGGAAAAACAAAATTTAATAAAATATAATTTAGAAGGTGATATTAATGATCAAATAGAAGAATGTGCGAAAATTATAAATGACAAAACCGAAGTATATATCGATGAAAGTAAAGAATGGTTAGAAAAAATAGATGATGTAAGAGCAAAAATAATAGAGGATGAGCCGGATAAATTCAAGATGATATACAATGATGCTATTTTGGCTTCTGATAATTTACAAAATAAACTAACTACTTCGAAATTATTACACGAAGAATCCATAAATGTTAGAAAAAATTTAGAAAATGTTAGCGGTTTGAGTGTTGAAAAAATAAGAATGGCTGAAATAAACACATATTATGCGCAAAAATATAGATTACAATTAAAAATAGTAAAATTATGTATATTATTCGGTATTATACTGATGATATTAATTGTTATTAATAAAATGTTATACATGCCTAATTTTATATATAATATATTGAGGCTAACAATATTAATATTAGCTGGTTATTATATTATTCCCGCCATATATGATTACAATAGACGCGACAATATTATGTTCCAGCAGTATGATTGGAGTGGTTATAACCCAGCAGTAGAGCCCTCTAAAACAAAAGTAGATAAAGTAGAGACCACACCCAGTCCATTAGTAACTTGTGCACCAAGTGTCAAAGATGATGACGACGATGACGAAGGTATTTATAATACATCCAAAAAAATAGTGGGTGAAATAGCGGGTTATAAAAAATAAATAAGTATATATAATAAATAAGAATAATGGTGATGAAAATAATAGAGGGTTTAAGTGTAAGTGATGCAACCAGCGGGCGGGCTAAAGCAAAAAGAGCTATGGATCAGATTAAAATTGAGCTATGCGGTGATAAACCAGGAGATATAGTTAGTGCATTTGTGCCACCTGGAACTACAGAAGTCGTAAAAGGTGTTGAAAAGCCCGTTGTTATCGATAATAGTATAAATATGGAACGTTATAATAATCATACATCTAAATTATTAAATGAATATGAGCAAGAAATTACTGATCGTCTAAGTGGTCCGCATCGGTTAAAAAGTATAGAAATGGAGTATAATAACTATAAATCATTTGCCAATCCAAAAAAAAGCAAAAAAGAAGTTATTCGTGATATTAGACAAACGTACCGGAAATTAAATAATAAATATAAAACAACGGCTTTAAACATTAAAAATAAAGCATTAAAAGAGCATGATATGTATATTAGCGATTTTAATACCCGTTTAAATTATTTTAATTCGGAAGAAAGTTATGCATCCCGTATGAAAAAATTACTTAGCCTAGAAAGAAAAAGGAAAAAAGATTTAGAATTGGAATTAAATAATATTATATCAAATGCAAATACTAATAACCGAAAAGTAATATATGAAGATTATGATTTAGGAAATATCAAAAATACGCGCAAATATTTATATTATGTTTATTATTTAATATTTATTTTGTATTTAGTGTTTGGCAGTTTCCTATCGAAACAAGAGTATAGAAATGTATATGTGTGGTTGGCTATATTAATGTATGTGACATTACCCTATTATATTCGACATATAACAAATGGCATAATGTTTGCATACAACCAATATATTTATATGAAAGATAACAAATTTTCAAAGAATGTTTATTTAGACATATAAATATTTTCTTGCACTATAATATAATGAGAACACAGCATGGACAACGTGCCAGAGGAGTTGGAAAACTAGTGCAAAGACCTGCTTGGATGGTAGGTGGTAGTGGTCGTAATAGCCATGGAAGACGCAACGCATTATCTAGTTATGTAAATAGACGCGCCGAACAAAATAAAAAAGTGAAACAATGTGGACTTAAGCCGGTGAATGAACAATCGGCGTGCATAAAAGCGTTAGGGACCAAATTTTGGTCCAGTAATCCAGAATGTTCGGGTGGGGTCGGTGTCACTTATCATGGCTCGTCATGTGGTAAAAGATTCATATGGTAAAAATAACAACGTACAAATAACAACGTACAAATAACAACGTACAAATAACAACGTACA